CTTCACTACACACTCACGAGTATTTATGCCCCCCGTGAAATTGTTAGTGCCTCAAAATAATTGCAATGCTAGAGCAAGCAATAGAGTAATATTGATATTAGCCAGATGAAGGGGAATCCATGCGCCGTAGCTAAGTATCCCGTTGAGAGCAAGCTAACACTCAACTCTATTTTATAACTCCACATTACCAACTAAATTGCCTAACTTGGATCATCCGAACCAGCTGTAATAATAAGATTGTGTGTGCCAACTGTCAACACATACAAAATGAAAGAATCAGTTCAACTTTTCCTACGCATATAATAATCATGTTGCTTTGAGTAACTCAAGGTAAACACCCAATGGGGATGGATTGTCATCAGGATCTGCAAACACATCAAGAACACCTGTGGACATGCGGAGTGGCACATATGTAACTCCCTACTCCAATTCCACAACAATGGTTTGTTCACGAGTGGTAGGATTACCACTAGCATCCAGACCATTGATAATTCGAGAGACGGGAGATTGGAAAATCTCAGTAACTGAAGCACCTGAATTGGTATTAGCAGTCAATGTTGTTATCCTGTAAAACCCATTAAACGGTACAGAAAGTTAAGCTTCACCGTCCTCAAATACATATTCCACTCCTTTAATAATCGATGGCTCGTTAGTAAAGGCAGGAGTGGATTATGATGCTGTCCAATATGCGTATGCAGTAAAATCAGGGGTAAATAATGACTCATTGGAATTGGGTGTTGGATTATAAAGCTCAACTTCGTAATCTACAAATAGCCACGCTGTTTGTGCACCGTTAGCGCCAGGTGACTACATATAAAAGAATATACGAGCAAAATCAAACCATTTAATGTCTTTGTCTGTTATGGTGACATCCTCCTAGCAAAACAACTACATCTGCTGCTACTTGGCAACCGTGGTAGTGTCAAGCCATATTTGAGAAGTCACGGCATTCGCATTGGAAAAGAAATTCGTCGCGCTAGGAGCTATACGATCAGAAGGATCATAATCAATATACATACCCAAAGTGCCAGAAGCAGTTGTGGGTGCATGTGGTATCAACTAAAATTTAAGTTTCCTGAACCTATACTTTTCATACTTGGTGGCAATCCCAGACAACCAAG